CAATTTCAGTACCCGATTTTTCCAATTCATAAGGACCAGGTGTCGCTGAAACGTAAATCGTCTGTGGTGCTAAACGTTCGAACTCTTCGAAGCGTAATGGACGGTTATCCAATGCAGAAGGCAAACGGAAGCCATATTCCACCAAGGTTTCTTTACGTGAACGGTCACCACGATACATCCCACCAATTTGCGGCACAGTCACGTGTGATTCATCAATAATCAAAATCGCATCAGACGGCATATAATCAAACAATGTCGGAGGTGGTTCCCCCTCATTTCTGCCTGAAAGATAGCGTGAATAGTTTTCGATGCCTGAGCAATAGCCGAGCTCGTTCATCATCTCAATGTCAAATTGTGTACGCTGAGTAATGCGCTGCTCTTCCAACAATTTATGCTCTTTGATGAAATATTCACGGCGTTGCACAAGCTCCGCTTTGATTTTTTCAATAGCGTCTAAAATACGTTCTCTTGGTGTTACATAGTGGGTTTTCGGATACACCGTAAAACGCGGAACCGCGCCAAAACTTGTGCCCGTTAAAGGATCAAATAAACTTAAGCGTTCAATTTCATTATCAAATAATTCAATTCGTACCGCACGATCGTCAGATTCTGCAGGGAAAATATCAATCACTTCGCCGCGCACACGGAATGTACCACGCTGAAAAGCTTGATCATTTCTTGTATATTGTAATTCTGCTAACTTCGCTAAAATCTGACGTTGATCGATAATTGCCCCTTGTTGTAAATGCAACATCATTTGCAAATAGCTATCAGGGTCTCCCAAACCATAAATCGCCGAAACAGATGCGACTACGATAGTATCTCGACGCTCTAAGAACGACTTGGTAGCTGAAAGACGCATCTGTTCAATTTGATCATTAATGGAAGCATCTTTCTCAATAAAGGTATCACTACTCGGTACATAAGCTTCCGGCTGATAATAATCATAGTATGAGACGAAATATTCCACTGCGTTTTCAGGAAAGAATGCTTTCATTTCTGCATAAAGCTGAGCAGCAAGAGTTTTATTGGGGGCAAGTAACATTGCGGGACGATTTAATGTCGCAATAACATTTGCAATAGTAAAGGTTTTACCAGAGCCCGTTACCCCGAGAAGGGTTTGATGCGCCAAACCATCCTCTAAATTTTCGACTAATTTTTCGATTGCTTGGGGTTGATCACCGGAAGGTTTAAAATCGGAATGAAGAATAAAAGGCTTAGTATTAATTTTCTCTGCCATAAGTGCGGTCAATTTTTTTACTGTTTTAGAAGTGTGGCTATTTTAGCACATTTATTACTCCAAATTGAGCGATAAAAATCCAAGTTTTACACATTATAAAAGCGATGTTTATTTAACGGCTTTTAGCGCGATTTTATGTTCCGAAATGATTGTGATTTCACTATGAAATTTTCTTTATAAATCAATATGCGCTAATTTTCTTTCGGAACGAATAAGCCCTGTGGATAACCTGTTACTTAAAAATGTTACAGGGCTTTTGTTTACTGCAAAATAAAGGGCAATCAAGACGAGAAAGAGATATTAGACGAGCTTATAGGGGAATTTTTGATAATGAACGTAGAGAGTTGAAATAGCGGGGATAACCCCGCTTTTATTATTTATTGGTCTTTAATTTTACCTCCAGCAAACATATACGGATTGACATAACCGATGTATGTTTCAGGTACAAAATCTTCAGGTTGCGCTTTAACTAATTCAGATAACGCCCATTCATACGGGATTGCGTCCCACCCCGGCACGCCTGGGATAGTAAACGTATTAACGCTTAAACTCTCTTTTCCCTCGTCTTTTTTGGCTTTTGACACGTAAGATGAGATGGTTACAAAAGTACTATTATTAACATAGTCAAGTTGCAAGCCTGTTACAGTATGATGTTCTGAAATTGAACCAGTGCGTGCATCTTCAATATTTTTTTCAATAAATTTCATTTGATTGCTCCTGATTTTGGATATTTGGATAAAAGAAAACCGCACTCGATTTATCAAAGTGCGGTGGTTTTAGTTAAGGTTGATTAAATTACGATTTGACCGTTTTCTTTCAGATAAGCATAAATCCGCTCCAAATCAATTTGCTCTGTCGTTTTGCCAATGTTGTCATGTTTACTCCTAGTCTTGTGTTATTGTTCTTGTGTCTGATACTGCGTATGCTGTAATGCACATTTTAGCGGTACGACCATCTCTAAACTCAAAAAACTCTGGTGGATTTTCCTCATGATTTGTATATAAAAACCTGTGCGATTTATTAGCCTCAACTGTGAATGTTTTGTGTGAATTAACAATGAAGAAAATTCGCTTAACAGGTGAGGGGGCTATGTTTATCCACACTTGATAGAATCCAAGAGTTCTATGAACAGTGATAATAGCCACCTCGCACAAGTTGCCACCAACCAACTGATTAACCTCAAGCGTACCACTAAATTTACCAGTTACAGCTTCCAGTCTTGCGCCTTTGATTACGCCACCTTCGACAGTTGCACCTTTTACTGTACCACCGCTTACCACGGCACCATTAACAGTGCCACCATTAACTGTTGCACCATTAACGGTGTTACCAGTAATGACACCACCAGTTATTCGTGGCGCCCTAATTTCTTGGTTAGCCATAATATGGTTGCCACGGATTGTGTCTGCAATGATACTGCCGCCGTGAACCTGAGTTACCCCAGCATTTTGCCAAGGACTTGGTTCAGTTGTATATTCAGTGCACTCCTCTAGCATAGGACGAGAAGTGTAAAAATCTGCGTAAGTTTGATTTTTGGCATAATGATCTATGCGTATTACTAATAGTATTTTACCGGTTTCAGGTGCTTTAAATTTTACAAAAAGACGAGTTGCTCCTTGACCTAATCCTTTTTTAAACCAACCAGATGGTGCAGATATAAATCTAATTGGCTTGTTGTATATGTCATCAGCTCCTGCTGTTTGAGTTTCAGCAAGTGCACCTTGATAATTTCTTTCATCTGCATCATATTTTTCAATTATCAATTTACCTGCGCAATGATTGCCACCAACATAAATACTTGCCATGTACCATTTATCGGCTACAACATCAACAAACTGTCTTGCAACATCAACCCATGAACCACGTTCTGCTAGTGTGTTAAACTGTGTTTGAGTGCCCCTAATTGTGATTAGTCGCCAAGCCTCATCTTTTTCACCTTTTGGATGGTAATCATTTTTGTGATAAGTACGTTCTGCCGCTTGCGTTTCTGGGCAACCGCTCCAATCACCGCCACGGTCATTGAAACTGCGCCACCCATAAGCGCCATTAGCAAAAATAGGGTTGTACAATAAATTACCACCACCACTAGATGACAACTTATCTCTCGTCACAGACCCAGCTACGACCAAATCGCCACGAATACCGACTTGCCCATTTGCAACAGAAAACACTGGTTTTACATTACCGTCATTCGCATTTGCCACAATCCCGAATTTATCAGCCATAACAATGACCGAGCTTTCTTCTTGATTTGCACCAAGTGCGATACCGGCAACAGCAGTCCGTCCACCAGCAATAGCTTGCGTTTTGATTGTGTGCATCGAGCTAACTTTGCCATTAAGTCCTGCTACAGCACTACTCACCTGTGATACTGTTGATTCTGCATTTCCAACTTTAGCGGTTAAAGCATTAATTTGTTGTGCATTTGCTTTATCACTTTGCGCTTGAGCTTGTCTTACTGCAGTAATGCCTGATAAAGCTGATTCTGCCTTAGCCGTCACAGTTTTAATTGTTTCAGCTTGTGCTTGGTCTGCTTTTTCAAGATTTTTAATTGCAGTTCCTGATGATTGAGCTTGTGCAGCTATTTGAGCTAACGCGCCTGCAACAGCAGTTTGTCTTGTTTTAGCTTCCTCCCCAACAGCATTGTTAATATCTGTTTTAATGGAGTTGATAAGCTCTTGACCAAGTTGTGACTTGGTGATTTTACCTTCTAACGCATTTAACAAGTTATCAGGATTATGATCTGCTTCGCCAAATACTGCTTCGGTAAATTCGCCTTTGTTACCTTGTTTGTCCACTCCTCTCAAATAAAAGTAGTAGCCTGTTGATAAAGGCACACCATTAACAACATAGTTACTTTGAGGATATGGCAGCGTTGCCACTTTCACTGCAGTGCTTATGTCATTTGTATTGCTACGCCAAATCTCAGTGCTAAACCCAGGTGTAAATGTCTTAGGTAAATCCCAATCAAGCTCAATAGCAAACAACAAGGATTTAGTTACGAATCTAGGAATATTGAGATTAATCTCAAATGTGCGAGTTACCGGATCGGACAGTTGCCCTAAACCGTTTTTGCCTCGTATCTCTACCGTATAGCTTCCGCTCGGCAGGTTTTCAAAGCTAATCTCCGGGCTGTCTAAGTCTAAGTGAGTGCTGTATAGATTGCCGTTACGATAGAGTTTGACATCGTATCTAACAGTCCCTGCATTATATGGCGCAGTCCACGTCAACTTAATCCCGTTATCGCCATAACTTACATCAGCATTATTTACCGGATTAACCCCAGATTGATGTAACGTCGTATTACGCGGCTCAAAATTTGCCGAGTTATCAACAATCACCTGTTTCTGCGGCTCATGTTGTAACGCCGTGATCGTATAATTGCCGTCGTTTTCAGAGATGCCGATAGCACGGTATAATTCCGTGCGCACTAACGGCGTTTGTAGTGCCCAGTTGTCGTCAGGGTTTAAGTTTTCCGGTACGCTCTCCAAATTAACAACATTTCCAGCGACACTTAGGATTTTAACCCGTTCTGTGCGCTGTCCGTTGTTATCTCTTACAACGTAAGACAGATAACTGCCACCCTCAATCTTGATTTCGCGGTCTAATTCGACCGCACTTTTATTGATTCCGACAACGCGTCCGCCAAGGTTTGTTTTAGCCCAGCTATTGTCTGCTACCTCAATAATATCGCCCGGCAGGTGGTGCAATCCCTCACGCCCAACAGTAAATGTAATGGTGCATTGCTCTAATTTAGACGTAACAAGCACCCATTTCCCGTAGCGGCGCGCCTGCCCGCGTGAGGTACAAGCGAACGCAGTGATTTTTTTAACGTTATAGCCGTAACGTGCCACCATCTCATCATCGACAACATACTCGATAGCTTTTTGATACATGTTGTTTTTGTCGGCGTATTCCACTTCTACGGCAGTATAAATGGATTTCAATGGTACATATTGACGAGCAAATTTCCCGTCAATTACGTTTGCTTGAGAGTAAGTGCAGACTGGATCTGTTGGTCTATCTTGGATTGCCAACATCTGCATTCCGTTCCAGGCTACAATAGCGCGGAAAACGGATGACATATCGTTTAATACTTCATACGCCGATCGCTGTTCAGTGATCCAAATACCAGCCGTCATACGAGGTTCTTTGCCGCCGTAGCCGTCAGGTACAAGCTCGTCGCAATACTGCGCAATTTGATAAAGCTGAAATTTATTAAGCCCATATTCGCTTATGCGTTTCCCAATTCCTACATCGGGATTTGTCGCTAAGTCGTAAAAAATCCAAGCTGGGTTTTCTGTCCATTCTTTTTTAAAATCCCCGCGCCAAATTCCCGGCGCATAAGCGCGTGTTTCAGGATCGTAAGTGGACGGCACGCTGATAATACGGCCATCCAGGAGCGAATTTACATTCGGGAAATTGGGGGTGTGTCGGGAGTCGGTTTTAATGCCGATCATTGCAATGTTTGGATATGACAGTTTAGCGTCGATAATCTCCGTATAACTGCTCCAAACGATAGCATTTTGTAAGCGTTGGCTTTTTGAGTCCGCTGTAACCCGTCTAACGGTGACATTAAACGGCTTAGGAGGTAGATCATCGATAATATAGCTACGATAAAAACGTGAGGATGACTTGCCGTTGATAGAGTAACTTTTGTAAAGATTACCGTTTATTAAAATTTCAAACTCTACAGACGCTCCGTTTGTGTCACCTTGATCATTTTGGCTAAATAATGCATTAACACCAATTGTCACACGTAATCGATCAACATCAGGATCGATAATTGAACGAGTGATCGGAAGTTCTTTTTTTACTTCAATACCAATAGGCACTTCACGTTGGCTGCTATCAAACCCAGTCATTGGCAACTGATCTTGAGTTCCCAGCGTGTACTGGATTTCCATGTTTGTAAAATTAAAACTATCTACGTCATCATCATCCTTACCGCTCGCGTTTTGGATTGGTGTATTGTCTAAATAAGTTGATTTCCACTTATTCACCGGCCCCTTGATTGGTCCGAGTGATATAATCCCAATTGCGCTCAATCGCTGTGATGATAGCAGGGAATCCGGCGCTTCCACCGGAGTATGTCCGCCGCCACCGCCTTTTTTACCGCCCATATTTACCCCATAAAAAACCGCACATAAAAGTGCGGTCTGTTAATTACGTTTTAATCTTCTTCTTTTCCCAGTTACGTCAGCTTGCGTGTTATCAGCCTCAGGTGCATCGTCGTACGCTTCCGCGCCTTGCGATACTAAAACAAGACTTGTCATCATACGCCCATAAAGTAACGGTATTGGTCGCCCTTGTGGGGTTAGATTTTTCAGATTGCTAAATGAGGTGCTTTGATTTTTTTCGCCCTCTTTTATTTTCTGATCACCCATGCTTGGCGTAGGTGTTAAAAGCGATATTGCACCGCTAACGATTAGTGATGCCCCAACGGTGAATGCCATTGTGGCACCTGCAAAACCTTGCGCACCAAGATAAGACCAACCGGCAGCACCGCCAGCATACCAAGACGCAGCAATCAACACTACACCAACGATTATTTGGCCAATTCCAACCCCTTTTCCGGCGCCAGCAATTACCGGGGTAAAATGGATAGTGCAATCAGCCTTAAAGTCTATGTCGGCTTTAACTTGGCTTTCCTCAAGATAAGTGTTTTTCCCGATTCTAACTTTATAGCAACCTTTTTTGAGATGCTCGCGCAACCCCTTAATTTGGGTTAAAAGCCCGCTCATTAACTCAGAAAAAGAATCAACCTCAAGTTCTACCGGCTCACGCACAAATCGTTTAAGATCGCCGTAAAATTTAACTTGTACCATTCTTTGTGTCTCCAAACAGAGTGTGTGTTATTAAGCCAAAAACCATCATAAGGCACGCGAGCAGATAGCCTATCTTGGCTATGATGTAACATCATTTGATTGCCAAGATATACCCCAGCATGATTCGCCACTTTACTGCCGACTTGAATTAAGACAACATCACCGATCTGTATATCTGCTTCATGCATCACCCTGTAAAAACCACACCGTAATAGCCCATCTTCATAAAGATTCTCTGTTTCAAACCACTCAAACGGATACTTTGAGTTGTCTGGCAGCTCAATCCCTGCAAGCATATAACTGTCTAATACGATATTTCGGCAATCTTGCTTGTTGTTTTCAAATTGTCGCCCAAGTAGTGGCGGAATATTTCGAAATTGCTTAATCTCTCCACCAGCAACAAGCCAAAAATCTAAATCTAACCGCACTTGGCAGGCTCGATCTGATGCAGATAAATAAGGCAATCCGCACATATAGTCGCTGTCTGGGTGGGAGTGCACCAGCGCAACAATCTCGCCTTGCTCTTCGGCTCTGATAAATTCTTCCGGTGCAATTTCGAAAAAATTTACCGGATCGGAAGCAACATTAGTACACGGGTAATAATACAAATCCCCACGCACAGATAAAACAAACCCGCAAGATTCCTGCGGGTGACATCTCGTGGCATGGGCTAATATTGCCTGTTTCAACTCAAAATCAATCATATTAATTACCAAATTGTGTTGTGCTCGGGAAACCACCGAACGGTAATACCGCATTTTTTCCCCAGCGTAATTTACACCCGCGCAAACAGTGTGAGCATTTATCTTTTTTAGGATCTGTGGTCGGCTTGTCGTATTCGTCCGCCACCGGTCCGCCCGTGTAACCGCACTGAGAAGATCTATATTGCCAAATACAAGTATCAGATGTAATCATCAATAGAGGAATTCGTGCTCCGTCAGTCTCAATCGGCAATGCCAGCTCGAATGTTGCCGTAACATCATCAAGAGATTTTAACTGTTCGATAACATACAAACTCACCGCTTCCTGCATCGGGTCGGCGTTTGGGTTACCTCCGTCAAAATTTACCGAGTCTAAAAACTTCGCGTAAACTTGACGTCGTACGACTTTACCGCCAATCCCCTGCCCAAAATCCGCAACAATACCCGTTACCAACCCATAAAGATTGGATAGCGTAAGTGTAGGACGATTACTTGGCCCACTGCTTGATAACTCAAAGCCCTCAGCATTTATTGGGTATGCGGCGTATTCATTACCTTGCCAGATAAGGTTTTTGCCCCCCTGCGTTAATCCGTTATGAAAACGGTATATTTCGCCTTTTTTATCGGGCGAGCTATTAGATGGGATTTTACTTAAATCAATTTCCCATAATTCAATCAGTGCGCCTTGCTCGAGTTTAGATAATTCCGACAACATTTTATTCGGGGTATCTTTTGGCATTACATCACCTCTTCAAAAGTGCAGCTAATTTCGGTGTATTTTTTATCTACAGTTTTAGACCATTTCTGGCAAACTGCTTTAATTAACGCTCCGTCCTCGTACTCTTTAAACAAAAACGGAGTTACCCCGCCATGCTCCACAAAAAAGCGGTCTAATTCGACCGCATTTTTATGATTGAGCTTGTAAGTCAGGCTAAATTTACGCAATAGCGGATTCAGCCCGTCAACCATCCGCTGTTCGTAGCCGTCGCCGAATTTATTGACTTTCCGGCGCGGCTCGCTTTCAACTGTGTACCCGGGTTTCGGGCAAAAATTAATTTTTCTCAATGCCACAATTTACCTCTAATTCAAAAGCCCGCCATCGCGTCCGCGTTGCTTGCGCATTACTTCCAGCACTTTTACCGTGATTGCGTCGGATAACGCTTTACTTTGCGCGATCTGTTGCTCTACCGTTACATCCTCTTTGCCATCTTTAGCAATATTGATTGTGATACTGATCTCATTATGATCGCCCTCACCGCCATTGCTGCTAATTCCGGGATAACTCGGCGAGCCACCGCCGCCAACACGCCCACCGTTAGCGAATCTCGGCAATCGGCGTTGATTTAACGCATTCATAAACGCCAGCCCGTAGTGATCCACGGTGCTGGAGGTCATCACAAACTCGTTATTGGATAACCAAGCAGGGATTGAGTCGCTTGTACCCGTTCCCGGTCCTTGTACATGTCCGCCGGTAGCAAACGCCGCAACGCTGGTAATTTGTGAGATTAAGTTAACCCCGGCACTCGCCACGGCTGCCATGTTCGCAAATTTTTGCGCAGGTGTAAGTGCAGACGGATCAGCCATTGCTTGCGCTATGGCTTGAGACAGTTTTACCGTTGCTTCGGCAATCGCAAACGCCTTTGAGATAGCAAACATCGCTTTATACGCGGCGGATTGTTTGCCGGCGGATTGTTCCACCATCGATGCCAGCCCATCAAACGCACTTCCGAGGTCGTTTAGCCCAGTAGCATAGTTCGCTATATCAAGCTGAAATTCATCGTTTTTGTACTTGTCGATGATTTCTTGCCGGCGTTGCTGAAACTCTTCTTCGGTAATGAGTTTTTGCTCATTAAAGGCTTGGAGTTGCGCTAATTCCTGCGTTTGTTTGTTTTTAAGCTCTTGTGTCGGATCGTAAATCGCCCGCACTTGATCTTGAGAGCTTACGGCGTTTTGTGATACTTGCTGCGCGTACTCAAATTTTGCTTTGAGTTGCGCATTGTCAATTTCGCCTTTTGTCAGTTGCCCTGCGGCGTAAAGCTCTTGGATTGCTGCCAGCTCGTCTTTTAGTTCAGACTTTAACAGCTTATTCGGCGCGTATTTGCCGGATAATTCCAATCGTTGTTTTTCAAAACGTTCGGTAATAGCGGTTTTTGCGATCTCGTACTCTTGATGAGATACTACGCCTTTTTTCAGATGTTCGTTTAAGCGGCGCATCATCTGATCTTGCTCGAGATTAATCTCATTCAGCGATGATGTGCTTTTTTTACGGATCTCGTCGTAAAAATTCAGCCAGCTATCGCGGGCCCGCTCGCTCTTCCCGCCACTGCCTTTTGTTTTTTTAGACCCCAACGCATTGTAAAAAGAGTCGGCCACGGCGGAAAAATCCGTGCTATTAGGATCAAACCCACTATTAATAGCCTGATCTTCCGCCTCCAGTCGACGTTTCTTTTTCGGGTCTTTTTCTCGATTAATCGCAATTTGGCGATTATTACGATCAATAATCTTTTGCGCTTTATCGCTCAATGCGTTTTTAACAGATAACCCTAGAGCATCAAAGTTGCTAGCTACGATAAGCGCCATTGCCCCCATACGCTGTACAGCGCTTGATATGCTATTAGCACCACTTTCTGCATTAGGGACTAAACGGTTAAAATCCTCAACAGATAGCCCTAATTTATCAATATTAATTTTTGATAAATCAACTGTTGGCAATAACTCTTTTAGTTTGGTGTTAAATTCGGCGATAGATTTTCCAGAATCAATTGTGAGTAAATCGCGTTCTGATTTTTCAAGCTTCTCATTCGCTTCCGCTAACTCACCTTTTTTGATCGACAAGTCTCCAATTAACTTTTTGTATCTCTCGATTGCGTGTTGATTATTTTGCAATCCCTGTGAGTTCATTCCATCAATTTGGATTTTAACTTGTTGTTCGAGCTTGTTTGTTTCTGCTTTCAGCTCTGTAATAACAGCTTTTTGTGTCTCAATAGATCGCTCAAGTTTGGTGCGCATTGATGACAGCATATCTGCCGTAACGGTGCGTAATGAGTCGCTTGTAATATCCAACGAATCAGCAAAGGCTAAAGATTCCTGTTTTGCCTGCTCCGTTTTTTGGCGATATTCAATCAGAGCGCCAGCAGCAGCGGTTAGTCCGATTGTTACTAATCCAATCGGACCGCCGACGAAACCAAGAGCATTGCTAAACAATCTTCCACCAGCGGTAGCACGTTTTGTTACAAGATCAAGATTGCGCCGCGCGTTAGATTCAGCCATGATTGCTGCCGTCAATTTTCGGGATTGCACTTCGGCTTGTTGTTGGATTGCTAACAGTTCCGATTCAGTGCGTGCGTGGGCGAGTTTGATTTGGATTAAACTCATTTCCGCCTGAGCTTGTTCACGTAGCGCAGCAGTTTTTACGCTTTCTGCACGAGCGACATTAATTGCCAATGCGGCTTGTTCGTTACCGGCAGCAATAAATGCGCGTAACTTATTTACGCTCAAGACGGCAGCAAATCCACCAAGCGCACTTGTCGCAACGGTTAAATGATCCGCCATGCCGCTGATTACCGTAGCAAATCCCTGACTGGCGCCGCTTGCTTGATCTAACTCACCAATCCATTTTGTAGTAGATGTACGTAGGTTTTCGAACGCCATCCCAATTGTAACGACACGTGTATTAAATTGCTCATCAACACTGTCTTTTACACGCTCAAGAGCAGGGATAATAACATCCGTTGTGAGCTTACCGGCATTAGCCATGTTACGTAGCTCACCAACTGATACACCAAGTCCTTTAGCCATTGCTTGAGCAAGACCTGGCGTTTGTTCCATCACTGAGTTAAATTCCTGCCCACGGAAAACGCCACTTGCCAAGGATTGTCCAAACTGCATTAAGGCCGCTTGTGCTGATGCCGCACTTGCACCGGAGATAGCAACAGCTTTAGAGACAGTCTCCGTTAGACTAGCAACACGAGCTTGATTTATTCCCAATGCTTGTGCATTTTGCGCAAAACGTTGATAAATACTTGATGTCGCCTCTAAGCTCTGGTTAGTCTTTAATGATATATCAAAGAGTGACTGTAACCCGCGCTGACTGCTAAATGATGCACTCTCAACTAGCGCGAGTTTGTTTTTTACCTCGGTGTACCCGTCTGCATAATTCTTTAGCGTGCCAAGACCAACACCTGCAACAGAAAAATTAAACAATCTAGTGTTAATTTTTTCTAACGAATTTGCGGCATTTTCGATGTTCTTCAAATATTGGGTTGTACGAATTGAAAAACTTTTAGCGCGAGCCTCTGCGACATTTAAGCCACTTCTAAATTTTGCATCGTCAACGCCTAGGCGGACTAATAAATCAGATACCGTAGATGCCATTTTGTAAATTTATCCCATAAAAAAAGCCCGCCAAAAGGCGAGCTTTGTTTAATTAAATCCGACTAATATGTATTACCAAATAGTCTATCTATTTTTTGCTGCTTTGTCAGTTTGCTATCAAAAATAATACGCAAACACCAAGCAATTAGCGTAATCATGACAACGCAAAATACATAAACACCCCAAGGCTTAGTAAATAAAAACAATGGAGTTAGGCATACTGTCAAAAGCAGTAATACTTTCGCAACGAATGATATAAATCTTGCGGTCATAATTATACTCCTTACTAATTCAATACAAGTAGATACTAATAAAACCGCTATGCTATCGGGTGCGGACTTCCGCTTTGTTTTAAGGTTACGAGCCTTGATTGAAAGTGTATTGATTTATCGAAAGACTGTCAATTAGATTTTAAAATCAATTCCAGCTTGTTTTAAAATGCCATTTGCTGTGTGGCGGTTGGTAATAGTATAAGCAACAGGGAAAGGTTTTTGAGTAATTGGGCTGTTCCAAATTTCATGGCTACCCTTTCCCTGACGTAAGAATGTGCAACCATATTGCTTGAGTATTTTTATAAGTTGATCGTAATACCCACTGCCCATCGTTACATCTCCAAGCGTTGGAAATCTGCGTGGCTTTCAGTTTGGATAAAGGCAAGGCGGATATTATCGCTTTCACTGCCATAACCTTGTAACTCATGCATTTCAGGTGCAATTTCCCACACGCGTTGTTGCAATTCTTCATAAGTGCGGCCTTCAGTGACAAGATGCAACTTATCGCACGTGCCAATCCACGCGGGGATGTTATCTTCTACATCGTACATCACTTCCACGATATAAGGCGGATTGATTTTATCCAAGCGTTTCTTCACTGACATGAGCGTATCCTCAATGGTTATGCCGAAATAACTATTGGCGTTTGATAAAGTTCCAATGTACCACGTTGTAAAGGTGCTAGCTTGGAATGCAGCACTACGCATGATTTCATCATCGACATCAATCAATTCACTACAAAAATGAAGTAAATTACCCACAGCGTGAAAATGAATTGCTGCACCAATTTTAGATTCTCCAATCACCACTGAAACCACGTCGGATTTATCGCCGATAATTTGTGTAATGCCTTTATTCATCAGTTCTTCAACAATATAGCGATAATCTGAAGGGTAAAATTCATAGAAAATCTTTGTTAAATCTGATTTTGACACAAAGAGTTCACCGTCTTTAAGGGTAAACCGTAAAGGGAGAGTGCCAAAATTTGAGGTGAATACATTACACTTTTTATTAGACATTATAAGCCTTCTTTTTATCTAACACATTTCTCTAATCAACATAAAAACACTCACCAAAAATGAAGTGGACGGGTAAATTTATGTGCTATTAAAGGTTAAATAACAGTGATTGAAATAGTTCAAACTGTATCGAATGATAGATGAAAAGTTTTATTTTGACAAGAAATTGCTTGCAATGACTAAAAAAGAAATAAAATCTTACCGCATGAAAAAGCCCCTTTGTAGTCAAGGGGCTGGTTATTACATTGGTAATAATCTTGGTCTGCGCCAAGGTCCAAGGCTAATTCGGAAAATATTATCTTTATCTTTTTTGATAACTTGTTTTTCCACTGCCGGATCAAATTGACCGCCGCATAATCCGCGCCCGTAAGGGTCGCCAATTACAGAAAAATTGTATTCTCCTTCGGGGATGTAAAAATCCGCTTTTTCTTCGGGGTCGAAACGGGCTAATAATGTTTGGCGATACATTACACCTAAATAACATCCACCCCCCTGAAAACCTGCATCGCGTACAATGGTTACTTTGGCATAATTAGGGTTATATTCTCCCTGCGCTAAAATACGATCAGGCGGCACTTGTTTTGCTTTTTGCAATACTACAGGGGACGTACCAACACACCCTGTTAATAAAAGGCTAAATAGCCCGGTAAATAACAATCTTTTCATTTTTAAGGTCCCTTGTTTGTGATAAATCACATACATTTTACGGGACCTTTTTTATTTTTTTAAGCATTTGATAAAAATATTTTATCTTTAATACTTTTCTCGACTTGCTAAATAAGCGTCAATGCCATCATCGTCATCATATTTCGATTGATTTTTAAAAAACGGCATAAAATCTGATAATTCAGGATCTTTCCCTTTCGGATCTCGGTTTATCATTGCGAGCAAGTGCGATATTTGAGCAGTTCGGTAGTCTTCGCGCCAAGCGCCGAAAGGCTGTTCTTGATAAAATAACTCATATTCTTGCAGGTGGCTTTCCGGCATCCGCTCAATTTCTTCGAGAGTTTTACCCAACGAAAGCGATAAATTTAACTGGAACTTTCGTCGGTTGCTGAGTTTTTTGGGAGTAAACTCAACACTGCGCTATTTAACGCCTCATACACACCTTTATCTAATCCGCGCAATTCAGCTAGATCATCGGGGCTACTTGCGTCAAATAAGTTATTTCCGTCAGCGTCACATAATCGGATAGCTAACGCGCGGGATAATCTATCTGGATCGTGTACTTTGGCAAGCTGTTTCGTTAATTCATCTTCGTCATCATAATTCAGATCAATTCCTTGCTGTTCCGCAAGGCGCAAAAGCTCATTGTGCTGACCGTATAGCGCATCGTTCATCTCTTTTACGTTAAATTCGCGGAAAAAGTATGTTACTCCGTTGTAGTCAAACGGGTGTACTTTAGGTTTGTTTTTTAATAATTCTTCACGCAAGCTCATTGTTATAATCCTCTATTAAATAAAAAAAGACCGCACTTTTTAGGGCGCGGTCGTGTTGATTAAGCGGTGGCAGGCAGTAAGTAATCGCGTTTCGCTTTTTTAATTGTTACGCCGGATTCCCACTTACCTTTAACTTCGCCACTAAAATTAGGTGATGTTTGGATAAATCCTGAGCCAAGTAAAGATCCTTTATTTTTTTTCAGTGCCAAGAAATACGGAAATGTTTCTTTTGCAAAAAACTTTTTGCGTAATTCTTTTTGCATTTCAGAGTCGCCGGGAGACCAAAAGAATGTTAATTTTACGCTGCCGTACTCAATATCGCCAGGCTCGGTTTCCGTACCTTCGGAACACATTGTAGTAACATCTTCTTCGCTCAACGTGTCGCCGTCACCCTCAACACTTTTAATTTCGCAAAAGTTAGACGACCATTTAATTTTTGCGACTTTAGCATCGGCAAATTTTGTTGGCATATCTTGATCTGCCCAATTCACTTCGCTAGATAACGTAATAACGTCATTTTTCACATTTTCGACCGGGTAATAACCGTCAAGCGTACCAAGTCCGGTAATTTTCACACCATCACCTTTTACCAATCCGTGACCGGCGGCAGTGATGGTGGCATTAGGTGAAATGGTGCAAGCGGTAATCGCTTTTGCTTCTTCCAAGCCTATGCCGACGTAAAATTTAGACCCTTGAAATTCTGTTGTTTTAGCCATTTTTAGCCCTCGTATTTGATTTGATACTTGAGATTGGAGACAAACCAAGTGCGGTTAGTCGTATCTTGTTCATACTCGTAACCGCTTAACGTGATTTCGGTGATTTCTTCCGGCAATTCGCCGTTTTCTACCGCACTTTCCAATCTGTTTTTGATTTTTTCGGCGATTTCGTCCAGCGCGTCCTCGCCGATGGCAGTTTTTAAATAAGTTGCAATGTTGAGATCGGCTATATACTCGTAATGACACAAGTCAATCGGCTCCATTTGGATTGCATCGATAAAAACAGTAACTGCCGACTGTTCTTGATCGATGTCAATAAATAACGGTCTGCCTGAGTAAACTTCATTCACGCCAATAGCCGTACTCTTCAAAAGTGCTGTCAATTTTTGTCTGATTTTTTTGTGTATTAGCATAGTAATAGCCTATTTTTTAAAAGCGCCTGTGAGCTTTTTAGCCATCTCGACCTTGACTTGACTACCATAGTCTTTAAGTTCGGATCTAAACGCGTTCGTGAGCGGAGTTGCTAGCGGGATTTTTACAACGTCAATCGGATAGCGCGCACCGCCTTTACGCTGCATAATGTGGGTTCGTCCGTTTTTAAGCTTTTGCTTAAATCCGCGCTCCACACCATACGGTCCGACAAGTATTGCGCCGTTACCATCATATAATTTGTTTCCACCCGCTTTTAGCAGGTTAATTAACGGGAGTTGTCGGCGATCTACTAGGATTTCAGCTTCCGGGCTGGCGTTGGTTGCTCGGCGTCGCAATCTTGCACGCTTGCGTACAAGTTTTTGCTGTATGCTAAGCTCTTTTGCCACTTTCCCGGTGCCGTTGCGCACCGCCCGTCTTGCGACAGTATTTATTGCACTAACTGCCGCTTTCGGGGTGTCCCGCTTGGCTTTGCCAAAATTTGCGCTTAATTGCTCAATCCCATCAACGCTTGATTTCATAATCACTCCAACTGCAACAAGATCTTTCCGTCCTCAAAACTAAACCCGCGTACAACATATTCGCTGGTTTTTGTCGTGATGACATCGCCAAGTTTCGGCTTGTAGCCGGACGATCTAAAAAGTGTCAGCGTGCGAGTCGTACCGTTAATTAAGTAATCATCGCTATAATTTCCACCCATCACCTTCGGCGCCTCATCAAGCACCGCTTTATATTCTTTACCATTGATGACATAGACGGACATCATCACATCTGATATGACTTTGTCCGCCTGTGCGAGTGCGTCATCAAATGGACTAAGCGTTGATCTTGACATCTACAGTGTCCACAGATGCACCGCTTGCACGCCACGCAACGCCTAAGCGTTTATTGCTACCAGCAGTAATCGTTGCACCTTCGGTTGCAGACCAGTACACAATCGCACCTTGTTTAATGTCGTCTGCCGCTTTTGCTTTAACGGTAAATACACCAGTAGTTAAGCCAACACCAACGCCACCTTGAGCAACATCAGATACTGCGATTGCCACAAGGTTTTCTAAAATCACCACATCGCCACTTTTTACATTAGCGGCAGCAGTAAAGCGCACGGTGTTTCCGTCTTGTACGTAATTTTTAGACATATTTAATGATCCTTTAATTTTGATAATAAAAAACCGCACTTTGATTAAAAGTGCGGTCGTTATTTAAGGCGGTTTAAGTTACTTATTGGTAACTTTTACAATGCCGCGGTAGTCAATCACGTTAACACCGGCATCAATGCGCACCTTGGTAGATACACCGTCAACGGTAAAGCCGTTTTGTTGCTCCATGTATGGAGTGTCGATACCGTCAAGATAGGAGACCTCAATAGCCTCTTTGTTGATTAAGTACCAAGATTTTTCATCAGCTGCCTGTAAGCGAGCGGATTTAACTGGAGTCACAATGTCGCGTAATGGATTGATGATACCAGAGTTAGCATCAGCACCCTCAACACTTGCGGATTTAATTAATTGTAAACCGCGCGTATACATTGATGTAGGTAATAGCATAAATTCTGGCTCAATCGCTAACGGCTCACCGCGCGCATTAACAAAGCCATTCATTAACTGGATACCTTTGTCAATGTTGGCAAGGTCTAACACCGCATTAGTGATTGTATTTTTGTGAGATGCATCAAATAATGCTTTGCCGTCTTGCGCTTTAGCGTTACCAGTTAATAACGCAAACACTAACTTAGCGATTGTTGCACGTGCCGCTTGTCCCATTTTTTCAGGGATTTTTGTCAACAGGTGCATGTCGTCATTAAGGATTGCTTGACGGGTAATTGTAAATAATTGACCGTAAGTCGCTAATGCAACGCTAGCGCCCTCATCACCGATTGTGCCGTAGGTGTACTCTTCGCCCTCGCCAACTTGAGGTAAGTGTCCAAAGTCACCTAAACCAACGCGTTTAGCCGCGCGGAAGTCGGTTAATGTGCCGCGAGAGGTAAACTGATCAAAGTTTTCCGCTGCGGTTTCCCAACCTTTAAGTAATGATTTGTGCGCCACATCAATTAAGATTTGGCCAAAGTCAGAGCTTGAGTGTGTAAATGCTAAGCCAACCATGCTCATAGCATTTTGGCCAGACACACTAATACCGCGATCAACTAATGATGCGCGAGCAAGCTCACGTAAGGTCATTGCGTTGTAGGCATTGTCTTTGGCATTCGCTTTATCTTTATCAATGCCTGCACGAGCTAATAAGGATTGTTTAACGCTATCACCAACAATATTACCGTTATCAGCATAAGGTGTTACTGCTGCGCTTGGGGTTGTACCTGCACCAAGTTTTGCTAACAATTTGTCTTTGGCTTGCTCTGCGGTAATTGATAAATCACCCAAACACTCCACCAACAAATCACTGTGAGCCGAGCCAAACGGCGCAAATACGGCTTTAATATCGGCGTTACGTTTGTTTAATTCGGCTTGCACTTGTGCAGTGTTATCTACCGGAGCTGTTGGCGCTTGATTTACCGGTTCGGTTGGTGTTGTTTGTAGTGCGGCAGTGCCCGCGTTGCCTTGTGGCTTAAACAACATGTTTTTCATTGCTTTTGGCATATTTTCAAAGTCCTCTAATTTTCGTGATTTAATAGACGCCATCGCCACAAGTGGTTCGGCTAGTTTGTCGGCAAAGCCTTGTTCAACGCATTCTTTTGCGGTTAGCCAAGTTTCCTCCGATAGCATTTCTGCTAATTCTTCCGGGGTTTTCCCTGTTTTGCTTGCGTAAGCAGGGATTAGCGTATTTTCGACCTTGTCTAATAGGTCGGCATACTTGCGCATATCCTCTGCATCGCCGCCTTGGATGCCCCAAGGCTTGTGGATCATCATCATTGCATTTTCTGGCATGATGACCTCATTACCCGCCATTGCGATCACACTCGCCATGCTTGCCGCCAAGCCGTCAATGTAAACAGTGACATTTGCAGGGTGGTTTTTTAACAAGTTGTAAATGGCGATGCCGTCAAAAACATCACCGCCTGGGGAATGGATATGTAAGTTAATCTGTTTTAAGTTATTGCCGCAGGATTTTAAATCTTGTGCAAAACTAGCCGCAGACACACCCCAAAATCCAATCTCATCATAAATTGAGATTTCTGCCGTATCGTTGGCTTTGGCTTTGATTGAGTACCAAGACTGGTTATTCGTCTTTGTCGTGCTCGTTGCCATCGCCACCGGTGACAGAATCATTTTTTGCTTTTTCATTTGTCGTACCTGTGTTAGTTAAATCTGTGTCAAACTTGAGACCAAATTTGCGGTTTTCTTCAACCTCAACTCTACGTCTGCGTTTAACTTCTGCCGGGTTGCTACCGCTTGCGCGTACTGCTTGGCTTTCCGTTGCCAATCCACCTTTGATGCGCTCTTTCCACGCTTGCGCCTCTTTTGTCGGATCAATCCACGGCATAACAGGGCCACTATAAACAGCGTTATAAAGTGATGCAGGATCGATATCGACTGGCACCTCAATCTCGCCACTGACAATCGCCATTTTTAGCCATTCGCGGTAGATTGGACGAGAGATATGCGCAACAAAGGTATCTTGTAAAACGGAGTAACCCTCAAAGCTCTCAACCAACTCTTGGCGTTGGCTTGAGTAAGTGCCGTTATAGTCACGGGCAATGCTTGAGTAGCTTGAGCGAGTGCCTGCCGCCGTTGCTCTTAATTGTCCATTTCTAAAGGTTTCAAGGTTAACGTTTGGGCGGTTTGAGTTGATTAACCCGATGTCCTCACCGGGTTTTAAATCATCAATAATTGCACCTGGAGCAATCTCAAAAT